TTATTCGAATGTGCCCAGTGCCCGACCGGTGGCAATTTCTCGACAAGCAACATAATAAATTAGCTTGCTGTTGTATCGATAAGCGATATAGACGTAACCAGCCTGCGGATTACTTACATAGCCAAAATACTTAACAGATTCACCTTTATCGTAATACTTACCAGTTAATTCTAGGCCAGGATATTTGAAAATACCAAGTTTTTGATTTGGTCTAAACGTCCCAACCTCATTGGTTATTGTCCATACGCCATCCTTGGTTGTTGTCTTTTGAACAATTGATTTGTTTATGACCATTTTAGTAGCCTTAGCGTACTTATCCCAGGCAGCTTCGTCACCGTAAAACACATCAAAGTCAAGGTTGCCATTCCAGCCCGGTAACCGTCCAGTGCTTGTATATTGGAACATTACCGCGGTCTTCCAATGCTTCAAACTACCATATAAATCTCGTGGTTGATAGCCATTCACGACGTTGTAGTTGTTATACTGAGCAATCCATAACCCATAGTTGGCCTTGACTACGGATGACCAATCTAATGAGTTCTCACAACTAATCCCCGTATAAAGCACTGATCGGACACCAGTTTGTTGATACACGTAATCCAGCCATTGTTTAGCTAAGCCGACACCTGCTTGGTTCTGAATGGTTGAACCTGTCGTGTTTTCAAAATCAAGAACCAGCATTGCTTTACCAATATATGGCTTAACAACCGTCAAGAAGTAATCAGCCTGCTGCTTAATATCTGAATCGTTTCGAATAAAATGGTACACGCCTAGCTTCTTACCTGCTGACAAAGTCTGCTTTGCGTGTCCATTAAATTCTGGGTTAGTATAATCAATACCCTCTGTTGCTTTCACCAACACAAAGTCGCCTGCAACTTCGCCTACATTCATACCAGCCTGATAACTGGCTACATCAAATCCATTTAAGCTCATTATTTGGTCCCTCCATCTAGCGCATGTGTAATTGATTTGAACACCTCGTTGCCGCCAACACTGACGGCTCCGGCAACTAATCCATCAACTAACCCAACGACTGGTTTAATATCACCATTCAACCAACCAAATGCAATACCAATCACCGCACCAATTCCTAACGCAATCATTGGCAAATACACATTCTTTAATGGCGTTTGTTTAACTCCCCAAACAATTACAAAAGTAGCAATTGCAATCATGGCAATGGTACCACCATTTAATAATTGAATAAATTCCATCATTATATATCACGCTCCTTCATTTCTTGCTTCATCTCTTTGACTGCTTTGGTCAAATCTTTGACCTCACCTTGAAGCTTCATAACTTGTTCTTTCAGATCGTCACGCTCGTTGGTAAGCTTGTCGATTCGCTCAAACAAGTCACCGGTCTTATCTGCATAAATTCCTTCATTACTAAAGCTAGCTTTCTTAACACTGCCTTTAAATGACCAGTAAGCAGCTGCAAAGCCACCAGCAAACGTTAGTACCGATTGAATAATCACCGTCCAGTTCACTAGTCATCACCCGCCCATGATTCAAGAATGACACGGCCAGCAATGGCAAACATCAACCAGCAGTCTAACCGGCCAAATGGTTGCCCCATAACTTCAATGTTCTGCAACATAAAAGCCAAACCATAAATCGTCCAAATAAAAGCCGCCACCGCGTAGCACCACTTTATCAACGGTCGAATATCAAAGATGGCCACCATGACAATGACCGTTCCGATGATAATATTGATGGTTGCAAATGGCGGGTCGTCAATGTGGCTAGCAAGGTTATTTAATAAATCAGGCCGGTCAAACCGGAATGTATTGGCAACAAAAAAAGCGCCAATCATAATGATTTCAACGCCCGTCATCAATATTGAATAATTTCGTCTAATTCCCATCAACTTCAAACATCCTCTCTATAAAATAATTATGATGTCGGGAATTCTTGACTAAGAATAGTTTTGACTGCAGATTTTACATCTTCGTAACCGACAGATTCGATAGCTTTATTTGTGAAGTCAGACTGGTCGAGAGTTGAGCTTAATGAAATATAACTGCCATTATTGCTTAAGTCTGAGTACGCGGTTAATCGAACCGGCGTATCATTCTGAACAAAGAATTGATAGTTAGTGTACGCCAAAGTTGGCAATAAGGTAGGCAGCTTCTTAGTGGCTAACGCAAATAGTTGCTTCTTAGAAAGGTCGTCAAAAGTAGTTCCTTCATCTAAGTCATCTGCGACGATTGTTAAGGTACCGTTAATTTCGAGATTGTCAGATTTTCCGTAAACCCCAACAACGACACTATCTGTGTTACCAGTTTCAGCTGATAAAGCGTATTGGATACTACGATTAATTAAGTTCATATTATTTTTCTCCTTTGCTGAATGCCTGTTCTAGTTGGTCATAAACTCGTTCGTACACAATTGCATCTTCTTTTTCTAACTCGTAAGGGTAGTCGTCAAGTGACAACTTGAGAGCCTTGAAACGAGCCGAATATTCACTAAAATCGATGTTCGCAAAGTCGTCCGATAGCTCGCCCATCTCGGAATTAAGATTAGATTCAGAATCTTTTGCAAGCTTTGAGGGATCCTTTTTATCTGACAATTCAGATTTTGGGATCAGTTTTTCACTACCGTCATCTTGCGTCTTCAGATTTCCGTCCTTATCGGATTCGAAATACTTTTGCTGGATCAATACCCGATCTGAGACGTACTCTTCCTGTTTAGAGGCCAGCTTACGAATAAGAGCACTGCGACCTAAGCTCGCTTTCCCTTTCAGTTTGAATTTGCCTAAGGTGTTTGCAATACCTGCGAGTTCACGATTCTTAAAACTAATAGTTGTATTCATAATATGTTACTCCTTCTTATTTTTTTTTTAGAAATTAACGTCAACGTAACCTTTGACAGTTCCGTTAGAGTTAAGATCTTTGATAAATTTATAATGTTGGCCGTTTAATATACCAAGTATCTTTGAAGCGTTAATAATGCCACCGTTTCTAACTAAATAGGTTTCACTGCTTCCGAATAACCATCCGGCCTTTAAATTACTTGAGCCAAAGAATGGGTATTTAGTTCCATTCATCTCAATCCATGCAAACTTCATCAATTGGTATGCATCCTTAACGTCGATACCACCGCCATCGAAACTTAAGTTTTTATGCAACATGACATTATCGTTAAACCAGAATCCACCCCAAGGCAAAGTAAAGTCGCCAGCCGAACTATTCCGAGTCCAGCCAAACTTGACGACGTACCCACCATTTGGATCATTTGAATTTTGGGCGCCCCATGCCATGTACTGTGCACCAGCTGCAAGGTCAAAGTGCAGGCCCCAATCGTTGGGATGTTCAATTAGATTATTAGCATGAATCTTACCAATAAATGCCCCACTGGTATTAGTGGTGTACAATCCATCGGTACCTATCTTAAGTGTCTGCAAAGTTGAGTTCATTGCGAGCAGCATAGACCCTGCTTGAATTTTATCAGCAGTGATCGAATTAGAAACAATATTTGCACCATTGATGTTGTACACATTGATATTGGCTGCATTAATTGATCCAGCTGTTAACTTATTAGCACTTAGGTTGGCAATCATGGCATCCTTAATGACTGCATTATCAATGTAGGTATCAGCCGTAATATGCAGTTTGTTACCGTATATTAATGTTCCTTCCCTCGAGATGTTAATTGCATTTATAACACCATCTTTGGAAACCTTAAGATTGATATTGTCGGAAGTTACTTGTATCTCACCGCTGGAAACTCTTGTATACGGTGTGGCTGTATCACCTCGTTCTATTTTAAGTTCAGCGAAATATGAACCCGCGCTTTGGCCGTTATTAGATCCACCATTGTCGAGTCGTATATAAGCCTGAGTCTCAGTTGGTCCTGTTTTGAAGGTAGCCGTGTATTTGTTTATCCCACTAGGAGACATTTTAAGATTTTCAAATACTGCGTGAACAAAGTCATAGTCTTTTGTCGATGTGTAACTTCGCCCGAGTATATACACGTTAGTACCGACAACATTAGACGACGCAAATCCCCAGAAGCTAAAGGTGTACGTAGTATTTGGAATAAGAGTGAACTTAGACGAACCTACTGGGGCCGTAGCGTTTTGAGTTGTTTGTATGCATAAAGTTGCGTCGGCGGCATTATGGTAGAAGTCATGATGAACTAGACTCAATGTTTTGTCAGAAGCGCCCCAGGCGAATAGATTCCATCCCGTCGTATCAGACCAGTACCCAGAATATGGCAGGATGTTTTCATTAGTAATATCACCTTTTGATACCTTAGCAATAATTGCATTGTTAATCTGTGTCATCTTTGACTGATAAGTGTCGTTATCAACCTTTCCACGTACTGTTGTTTGGATTGCATCGACAGTTTGCGAAATACTTGACAATGCTGAAATAGTTGCTGTATCTGCTGGGTTTACCGAGAAATCACTCGCAACTTTACCTAGTTCCAATTTAGGGTGCCAAAAATCACAGTACAAACTGCCATCATTTAGATCTAGGTCATTTCTAGCCCAGAATGAATGTCCGCCTGAGAAATCTTTAGGCGTGTGGAAAGTAATTACGTAACGTCTAAAGTACGGCGTTAATGTAATTATGCAATGAGTATCTGATGTTCCCAGTACTTCAACACCGTCACTGCTAGACATAGACTGGTCGCTACCATTACCATAAAAGTACACACCAAATTTGCCTACTGTATTATTGTCTCCAGCTCCACGTGCATAGAAGCTAAGCGTGTACCATGTATCAGCAGCCATAGCATCATCAGTGATTGTTTGCTGAGCAATAGTCGAATATGGTGCGGGTGTCTTGCCCTGACCTTGATAGTGAATCAACGAATCGTGGTACCTACTTTCGGTTTGAATGGTCGTGAACGGATAACCAAATGTATCAGTCCAATAAGAACGTGAAAAGTCATTTGCGCTTCTAAAGATGTTAGTTGATATCAGTCCATCTTCAACTTTTTGATTCACGTTTTCGATAGTATTACTCAATGAAGTTGCTGTTAATTGTAATTGACTAATGTTATGTTGATTTACTGTGTTATCAGCATTGAGTGAGTCAAATCCTGCAGTTAAAGACTTGTTCGTCGCCTGAAGAGTTCCAATGTCCTTAGTTTGCTTACCCAAAGTATCATTGACGGTAACAAATTGAGCTTTAAGCCCTCTGGAATCAGCTTTCAAATCATTAAGACTTGTCGTCTGTCCATCAACCGTAGTTTTAACACTGGACAATGTTGAGTTAATTCCATCAGCGGTAACCTTAATCTGATTCTGTGTCCAGGTCTCAGTGGCGTATCCGCTTAGGTCATCTTTAGTCAACTTAGCAGCTAGTCCATTTTCCAATTCAGCAATCGTCATAGTAGAACCATCGGTTAATGTTGTGTACTTAGAATTAACTGAATTAGCAATGCTCTTTGCATCGTCGGCATTTTGAGAAGCCTTGTTAACATCGTCAATCAACCCAACAGCTGAATTTTGTGCATCAATAGCTCGATCCAGTGCTTGATTAGCTAATGCATTTGTATCATCGTACTTGGCCGCAAGCTGGTCAGCTTTATCTGATGCACTTTTAGCATTTTCAACCGCAGTTTCAGCTTCCTTTTTAGCTACATCAACTTTGGCGTCTACCTCGCCAGGGTTCAATGTCAGCTGTTCCCAACGACCGTTGACCCATTGTTTGATAGACCACTTGTCTGGATCACTATCACTTTGGTCAAACCATAAGTCACCTTCATTGGCACTCACGGGTTCTTTTGCACCGTAGTAGTTTGTACTTTTACCGTTAGCGCTGCTAAGCGCATTATCAACACTTTCTTGAATACGTTGCACCTTGCTGTCCAAACTACTTTGTAGGTGTGTGTACTGATCCACAATACTCAAATCACCACAAGTGGCTGTGTAGCCGATGCGTTTACCGGTCACGTCAAACTGTTCTTCAAGCTGAATAATGCGAATCTTACGCTTGAAATTTAATGCTTCATCAATCGCTAGAATCCAGTCCCCGACTTTAGGTGCTTCATAATTAGGATAACCAGCGTTCTCTAAGTCATAGATGTTCATAGTCATTGACACGGTATAGGTCGCATCAACCTGCTTTTTTAAGGCGGCAATCAAGTTATCTGCAATTGTATATCGTTCATCGACAATCGGGTCCATTTCTAAGTCGCCAAACTGCTTGGCTAACTCACTGCGATACTCAACTTCTAATCGACCCTTACTTTGGTCTTCAGCATCTTTGAAAGCACCATAGCCCTTAGCATACGTCGCAAAATCGGATATTTTCATTTCTTCCGTGAGATCACTAAGGTTAATCCCTTTACGGGCAAAACTGGTTAGGTCACTGCCAATCTGTTTAGCAATGTGAACCGTCTCATTGTGCACTTCAAATTCAACGCCAGCCTGATCAATAATGTCGTTAAATAAATCTAACTTATTTTTATAACCCCAATTTTCTTTTTCAAATGCTGGTACGGTAATGTCATTCTTGTAGGTATACCCGGATTTATCAAAGAGTTGTCCTAGATAGAATGTATACTCATGACTACCCGTGTATTGTGCGTGCAATGCTACTTTGGCAAAGTCCCAAAAGAACTGTTGTACCGCATCAAAGACAACGGTATTGGTATCATCACTCAGCTTCTTATACGTAATGACGTACTTTTCATTATCGAAGTTTAACCACCAGCCGTAGTCTAAACCGTTCAATACGTCATCACCAGCAAACACTTCACCAGTCAGTGACAGTCCGCCATTGACGCTAGTAGTTCTTGTAATGGTAGCTTGGCCGAAATGGGGCGTCCCAGACGGATCATGAAATTTAATCAATAATTTTCACCTCACCTTCCTAAATACATAAATCACACAAATTTTTGATTTGGATATCCGCACTGATTGAACATACTACCTTGTTAGCTGCACCGGGATGTAGAACAAAATATCCCGCATTGGTTTTATCATTGATGTTCTGGTTGCCACGAGTATTATTCATGCCCGATAACGTATAGACGTCCCCAGCAACTACTGGGCTAGTAACTATCAATGATTGACCATCAACTGTCAACGTAAAGCCGCTAGCAGATGCTACCTTAGCCGTAACGACAAAATAAAAAGCCTGCTCTAGTTGTGAACAAGCTACTGTGCCATTATAAGTTATTGATTGGCCACTAACTAACGTTTGCGACCGTGGCTTACTCTCACCATATGGCAATTCGACTGTCTCAAATTCCAGTGACCAGGTGTAGTAAACACCCTTACCAGTCCGTTCGATAATTGATGGTAGGTTGGTATCTGTTCGATACACTTTAAACCGTTTCTTATCAACAGTTTGTGCTGGCATCACAAAGTCTTTGCCACTCTCACGCACGTCATACAAGTTTCGACCACCGTAAATGCGTGTTAAATAAATGGGTTCCGCTTGTGACAAAGCCGCGTTAACTTTATCTCGCACGTCATCCGCTTGTTCTAGGCTCTTAACCCAATACAAACCATTGATTATAATCTTTTTGACGACATGCCGGCCCCCGTAATCCAGCGAGCCAGCGCGCCCATCAAAGCTTTTAGTAGTTCTGGTAATTGTTGGCGCCGATTCTTCGAAGTTGAGCACTTGGAAGCCGAAGTCACTCAACTTATGCTCAGTTCCATTTAAGTTTGTAATTAAAGCATCCATTTGCTAACCTCCTTGTGGGAAGAATCGATTTAAATTGTGTTCCCGTGAATCCTTTTGTTTAATCAAAGTCCGCAGCTTTTCACCAATCATATCGTTGTGCACTTCAAATGTTGGTTGTTGGTCATCAAGCTTATTCAAAATAGCTTCCAGGCCTGCTACGATTGCTTGTGTACTGTCGCTACCACCCAAATTATAGTTAATTGTGGTATTATCTCCGCCAATTGAGTCGTTGATTGCTTTCGAAGCTTGGATAATTGATGAATTAGCCGGAATAGTACCAGCAGCATACTGTGAAACACCAAACATCTTAGCAGTTAAGCCAGCCGGGATAACCTGCGTCCCCTTAGGCGCGTCTAAGTATACGTTGCGTCCGTGTGGAATAAATGCTGGACGTCCAGGGTACTTAACAGCTTCACGGTACACTGAACTTTCTTCGTCATTAACAATGATTGGATTACCATCGGTACCTGTTGCGTGCCGAGTAATTTTACGAAAAACAGTTGTAATGAAGTGAGTCACGTTCCCCATTGCATTCCAGTGGCTTAGAGTACGGATTGCGCTACTGATTGGACCAGAAGCGCCATCGTGACCACGAGCAGTCTTGTCTCGCATACCGGTTCCGTTGTAGCGACCTAACGAACCTTTAGCGCGTCCCATAGCACCGCTTGCTGAATCATATCCGCGAGCGGTTTTTCCGCGCATACCTACCCCGTTATATCGATCAAGCGACCGGTGAGCACCGTTAATTGGACTAGATGCAGCGTCATGTCCACGAGCAGTTTTGAGTGCCATATTAACGCCGTTATATTTCATTGCCGATTTACGTGCACCGTTCATTGAACCTGAGGCCGAATCCTTACCTTTTGCAGTTTTAGTCTGCATCTTGGTTGAGTTAAATTTATCTAGTCCCTTTTTACCATTCTTAGCAGGACCAGACGCCCTATCAGTAGCCTTAAGTACCTTACCAGTTACTTTAACCCGGCCATATTTGTCAACTGAAATTTTAGCTTTACCAGCATTCTTGCTAGCATTATCCTTAGCAAATAAATTCTTAGTAGCGTTTTTTGGTAAATTCTGATAAGCCTTATAATTACCAGTTACCTTCTTAATAATTCCCGTAGCACCCTTGTCGTTTGCAATTAACCGTTTTTCACGTTCTGGTAAGCTATTCCAATCCTTAAGGTTTTTAACGCCTTTAGCAACATCTTCGGCACCCTTAGCTTTAGCCATGACCGTCTTCATTTGTGGCGTTAAGTTATTCCAGTCCTTGACACTAACCGAAGCTTGTTTCATGGCTGGCGACGCGTTGTCCTTTAAGACTGCCCGCTTCTCAGCCATCGTTAACTTATTCCAAGTTTGAGCCTTAGTCATGACGCCTAAGAGTTCTGGTCCGCCTTTGGAAGTAATGATGGCCTTCTTTTCGGCTGGGGTAAACTTGCCCCATTGTTTGCCCTTTTCGATTAACCCGGCTAGATCATCGCCACCTTTAGACTTAATCATAGCCTGTTTCTCTTTAAGCGTTAAACCATCCCAGCGTTTGGTCTGAACAGCCGCAACCCCAACCATGGCCGCGGCATTGGAGCTCATCTTTCCTTGTTTAACCAGTAGCTTCATCTGGTTCCATTTGTCCTTAGATTTAGCAGCTTTATTGACTTCTGCCTGCGCATTGGTCTTAACTTTTCCAGTCTTGGAATCAAATACTAAGCTATTCCAGGTATCGGCTGCCGCCTTAGACTTCTTGCTCATATTGCCAGTTTCAGCAACCACCAAGGATGTACTCTTACTCATGTCATCATTTTGCCGTTTTACAATCGCCGCTGCTTGCTTGTAAGTATAGCCAACATTTAGTAAATCCTGCGTAATTTGAGCTTTAGAAGTCCCATTCGCCTTGTCCAACTTATAAATTGCTGCAGCCATATTATCCGTTGTTGAACGATGAGTCGCTTGTAAATCTTTCATTGCTTTACCATATTGAGAAGCAGAAATTTCACCTTTATCGTACATGGACTTGATCTGCTGTCTCTGATCATTGTAAAGCTTGTTTTCTTTCTGCATTGAAGACGTCAATTGATTAATGGTCGTATCACGTTGCTTACGGGTCATGTTACCAATATCCCCATTCAATGCAGCTAGAACGTTCTTCTTAGCACTTCCACCAATTTTTAGTAGGCTAATTTCATCGCTATTCATTTTACGTTGGCTATTGAGCAATGCAGTTCGTTCCGTATCACTTAAACCAGACATCTTGCCATTGTGGTTTTTGAGTATTGCTTCCGCGTTATTATAATTTTCCTTAGCGTCGGCCAATACCGTAGCATTATGCTTCTTGCGATCAGCAATATCCTTTTTCAAGTCACCTTGAACAGAGTCGGGCAGGCCCTTCATATCCTTCTGCATCTGCTGGATAGTGTCTTTGGAATCCTTCTCCATCTCAGTGTACATATCGCCAAAATCCTTGGCAACGCTCTTAGTGCTTGTATGACTTGCTGTCTCAAAATCCGTCAATGACGCACTAGCGTTAGTACTAAATCCCTTGAACTTAGTCAGTGCAGAATCAGCCTGTTCACCGACATCTGAACCCCACTGCCGTATTCGTGCAGCGCTAGCGGCCGCTTCCTTACCATAGAGTTGCCAGTAAGCCACACCGGCTACAGCTGCCAAACCAACACCGGTCACCGCCGCACCCGTCACACTTAATGAGGTTCCTAATACACCGGCGCCAGCTTCGGCCCTCGTAAAGGCACCTTTAAGCAAGCCAAATGTTGACTTAGCCGTTGATGCTGAGCCATTTACAGTATCAACACTACCCTTGAACGCTTTGAAACCGCCACTAGTGGCATCAGTCGCACCTTTTAACATCGCGAGTGATTCTTTAGCTGCTTGATTCTTCGCGTGCCATTGTGCGGTAGCGCTAATAACTTTAACAATACCGCCACCAAATGTTCCAAATCCACCGACGATATTACCCAGCATACTCAATACTGGGCCACCAGCAGCAGCTAATAGGGCAAACTTAATAATTGTATTCTGAGTGGCATCATCCATCTTTGAAAAACCTTGAACCATATCCGTGGCTTTCTTAACTAATGGTGTTAGTTTTGGAATTAACTTCTCACCGATTTCAATTCCTAGCACTTGTAATGACGCAATCAGTTTCTTGACATTATTTGCCGAAGTATTGCTCATTTGCTCGGCAACTTTCTTAGTCGCACCACCAGCGTTTTCAGTATCTTTAGTCAAGTCACGCAGACTCTTAGAACCGGCCTTAACTAATGCGTTAGCAGCAGCTTGGTTCTCACGTCCGAATGCTTGGGCTAAGGCCTTACCACGTTCAGCGTTTGACCAGCCCTTAGTGCCATGTGTGATATCATCAATTAGTTGCGGTAAATCGTGTGAGTCATGGGCCAGTTGCTTCGAACTAATGCCCATACTCTTGAATCCTTCGGTGTTTTGCTTGGTTGGCTTAATCAAACTAGTCAGCATACCACGTAAATTAGTCCCAGCTTTTTGGCCTTCGATTCCTTGGTTACTAAGCTCACCAACAGCCGCCGCAGTTTGTTCAACGCTGAGACCCAAACTAGATGCAACCGGCCCGACGTAGCTCATCGCATCAGACATATCACCGAAGCCAGCCGCAGTTGCATTGGCCGCGTATGTCAGCGAATCGGTAACCCGCTGAGTGTTCTTCATAGTCCCAGCCGTTGAGTTAGTCTTTAACCCGAACTGTTCAACGATTGACGCTGTGGCATTCATGACCGTACCCATATCTTCACCGGAAGCCATGGTCGCATCTAAGATAGACGGCATTGAGCCTAGAACCTGGTTAGTCGTGTAACCACGCCGAATAAGTTCCGCCATGCCGTTGTTGATTTCAGTAGTCGAGACACCGTACTTCATCGACATCTTTTTAGATGCATCACCCAACTGATCCAACTGTGACCGGTACTTAGCGGTAACCGCGCCCCCATTAGTCAGCAGAGGCCCCATGGACTTGATTTGCGAATCAAAAGTGATAGCGGATTTAGTTGCAATGGCTAAACCAGCCGCAATCGGGGCGCTAACTTTGCTGGTCATCGTTGAGCCGATGTTCTTCATCGATGTACCAGTCGCTACAGCGGCCTTGCTAACTTTATTTAAGCCACCGGTAAAACCAGTTTGCTCAACGCGTGCTTTAGCCATTGCCGCTGCATTATTCTTATACTGAGTTTGTAATGAGGCTAATTTAGCATTGGCATTCTGCAATTGAGTTGCTAGCTTAGCTGTTTGCGCGGTTGGTTTACCATCAACCAGCGAGTCCTTGTACGCTTTACCCAGTTTTTCAACAACCCGCTGCTGACTCATCATTACTTGTGACAAGCCTTTAGACTTAGCTGATAGGACATCAAACTGGCGGCCTGATTGACCGAGTACAGCCATTGATGATTTCATCTCAGCCATTGCATACTTAACTTCACGTTTAGCACCGGTTAAACCTTTACCAAACGCAGCGTGATCCAGCCCTAACTCGATGACCATGCGGCCTAATACTTCATCTGCCATTTATTATTCCTCCCTTCATTAAGATTTTCTAGCAAAGTCAAAAAGACTCATGACAGGCTGATTACCAGGATTTACACCCACAGTTCCCGGTTTAACTCGGGTCCCACTTTCAGTCTGCTGAGTCTGTTCGGTCGTTGCTTCGATTATTTGCGACAACAATTGAAAATCAACATCATTTAATACGCTCGATAGTGTATAGCCAGTTCGGTTCTCAACAATTACGCCGACTGCTGATAACACACTTTTGCGAGCTTCTTTGATTGTTATTCCGGTGTTGTCGCCATCTGTAGCTTTTTTGGGTTTACATTTGCAACCTTACAAATAAGTTCAAAAATATGGTCTTCAAAGCCAATCGCATTGAAACCATTCCAAATTGTTTCTGTTGTCACTAACGGGTTAGTAAATACTTTGGATAGAAATGCTACTCGTTCTTCAAAAACATCACGCAATTTACGATCTGAGTTATCGGTTTCGATTAAGTCCAATGCGTCCAAGATACGGCCTGCCGGAATGAACGATTCCGTGAAGGTCTGCTTTTTACCATCAATAAGTAATTCCATCTTTAGTGGTGTACTCATAGTTTTTTCCCTCCATACACAAAAAGCCGCCCCAATTGGTATTGTTGATTTATCGGCGACTAGTGGTTAGTTATTCAATATGTTTTTCAGAATTATCCATTACTTGGGGTTGTATCGCTACCTGCTGGATCAAACAATTGCTTTTCAAACTTCGTAACAGTCGTTGCATCCTTAGTGGCATCGCCCACAAACTTCTGCATCACTTCGCCGTTAGTAGCAGTGGCAATCGAACTAATTGGCGTAAAAGTCCAGGCATCAGCTTCTGGCGTAAACGATTTAGATGAATCCAGCGTGCTCAAGCTAATCTTATCCCGCGTAAATGTTCCCTTGAAGAAACCAACTAACGCAATTTCACCAGTGTCTTCTTTGGATTCCATTTCAATTGAGCAATATGGTGGCAACGTATCTTCACCACCATAGCTGATCTTGTCATCATCGACACGGAAACCAGCCAATAGGTCAGCACTAGCTTCCGGTAAATCTAAAATACCGAGTGCTACCTTGGCGTCACCCAAGCCTTGACGTGACAAATAGTAATCGATATTAGACCCCGGTACTTTCACTGGGTCTTTAGCTAAGCCACTGATTTCAGCAGTGGTCGTAGCCCCTTTGTGTGCCTGTCCTTCAACAATAATCAGGTCACCTTTTTTCGTGCCGTCTTCGGCAAATGGTTGAATCTTTAATCGTTTATATCCTACAAACATAATTACATCTCTCCTTAATAATTTGTGTCATACAATTTAGTGTTACCGCGGTATCTGCGAACATCAACAAAGCGGTTAGTTTCAGTCATGAATTCATCTAATTCGTTCTGAGCACCAGCTAATCTTGAAAAGCCCAAAGCAAGCATTTCGTTTTGAATTTCACGTGCCACAGCATTACGTGCCGGTCGACTGATAGATTCAACATTGACTTGAAACGTGAATTGCACATTCAAATAATCATCACTGCCAACAGCCGCTGGTACCGGTGGTCCGACAGGTGTAATCACAACAAATAGATTGTCGTGGTCAGCCGTTTCTGGGCTTTCAAAATAACTAATTCGATGACTGCCATCACCAGCCAATGTCAGTTTTGCAATTGTTGCATTTGCCAACAACGCGGTATAAATAGTTGCAAGCATATCCTTGGTTTCGGTCATAGTAGTTTCCTCAATTCAGCTTCTTCAAGTGCCTTGGCAGGACCACGGCTACTATCAAATGCACCTTGAACTTTACCCATGCCTCGTGGATGATAGGTTTTGCCGAACCGTGTATAACCGAGCTCATTCAGATGGACTAATCGCCAGCGAGATCCCGCATGCCAACCAATCTTAATCGTCCGTACACCGCCCCGACTATGAGGGTTACCGACTGATACTTGAAGAACTGTTTGACCTGTGTCACGATAGCTGGCGACCGCATTCTTGAGTTCAACCGCTACTCGCCTGCCGGCTACTCTTAACGCATCATTTTCAATACGATTTAGTTTTGCTGGGCTAAACTTTTCGGCCAACTTATTAATTACTTCATCAACGCCTTTAAACTTAACCGTCACTTCCGTCATTTAGTCACCCCCAGCACAATTTTTACGAACTGGTTATTTTCTAAATCTGGTGCTACCTGGAGAATGTCCCAAACAATCGGTTGACCAGTGGCATCCAGATACCGGCGGTCGTCAATAACCACGGTGTCCTTAGTTGTCGGGTCAAATTCGCCAAAAGTATCGCGAATCTTGATAGTCACGCCATACTTTGCTTCATTAACGTTAAGCACTTCACGGTCTTTGGTGGATGGATCATAAGCTAAACCCAAACACTCAAAAGCTTGTTCAGTTTGACCACGACCCGGCTCTGGCCCCAAATTTTTGACGGTACGAAAAAAACGAACCGGCGTATTAAGCTGATTCGTTCTTACTGATGGTGCTTTGTACTCAAACTCTGGTCGATTCACCTTCATCATCTCCCGGTTCATAGCTGACCAAGGACGCAGACAATAAGTCGTCCAAAAAATTGGCATCGAAAAACTCGACTTGGTCATTGTAAGCGTATCGTGCTCGTTCTAAAACTAGCTCGTCATACACATCATCACTGGCGTTACTGGCAATACCAGTAATATCGGTGATACGCCTCTGACTTGCATTCAGAATTCGCGATAAATTCGCGTCCTCGGCTTTGTGATAAATCTTCATACGCAGTTTGAATTGATCTAACAATGGATTCATCTTTTCATCTGCCATTTAATCACCCCACTAATGCTAGTAAATCTGCCTTCAACGTAGCTCCAGTGTGGTCGATTCCGTTAGCATCTAACCAAGCAGTGATTTCAGCTACGGTACTGTTCGCAGTAGGCTTAGTTACCCCGGTGTCCGGGGTCGCTATTTTCCCGTGTCACCGCCGGTCGTTGGTTCAGTGGTCGTAGTACCAGGAGTAGCAAGTTTCAAGTCGTAAACCACCGCCGCCTTGTCATCCTTAGCCTTACCATAAAAGAACTGCTTAGCCGTGTATAAGTCCATGTCTTCAAGTGCCAACGTTTGGTCGTATGGTTGAATCTTCAATGGACCGGCTTGGAATGCATCATAGCGACCTTGAACGAATGCAATCACCTTGTTTTCAGGTGCAAATTCAGATTCGATAATCGTCAATCCAAATGGTAAGGCAGTGACAAATTGGCCAGCTAAGTTTTGAACCATAAATTGTGCTTCCACATCTAATGATTCGCCGGGGCCCATGACCATGACAGTCTTGCCCTTGGCAACAACCGGCTTGCCATTTTCTTTAGTGGATAATTCTTTGATCATACCAGCTAGTTCTTTAGCAGCAGTCTTGGTATCAGCGAACGTCAACGTTCCTGCGGATTCCTTTTCAGGGTATACGCCGCCAGTCACAGCTACGCCTTCCTTGACGGAACGGTTTAAGCCAATTGGTTTTTGATTCCCATCACCAGTCAAGAATGCAGTTTCAGCGCCGACCGCAAAGGCTTCAGTAATTTGGGTGATTACGTATTGCTTAATCCATGATGGGCCGAAGTCGCTTAAGTCCTTTGGTAATACCAAGAACGCGGTTGCCTTGGATTGGTCAGCTTTAGTCTCCTTGAACTTAGCATCTAATTGACTAGTGATTTCGCCGAAAATATTACCCCAGCCAATTACTCCGGAAGCATCTGATTGGATAATCTTCAAGCTAATACCTTGGTTTTGCAAACCGATCGCTTGAAGTAACGGGTGGGCTTGAACCATGTCATCGAACACTTCAGTAACAACCGTTTCAGGCAATAACTTAGGTTCTTTAAATCCAGTATCTGTCTTAATCTCATTGAAAAACTTCACTTCTTCGTTCGACATCTTGGGGTCGTGTCGGCGAGCGTCCAAGTAATCTTCGGTTTGAGCGTGAACTTGGTTCTTAATTTCTGAAAGTGTATCTTCACCCAAAGCGTCCATCATATCAGTAAAACCCTGTTGTTGCTCTTCGGGCTTGGCAGCGTTCTTCACCAATTGTGCGTACTTTTCACGTGCGTCAGTAAAGTTTTTGAAAACATTTGTATCAAATTTAATCATTACTTTTCCTTCTTTCTAAATTAAAAAGCAAACGGATTAAATGTTTTTTCCGTTTGCACTTTAGGTTTAACATTCAGTTTTTGAGTGACTGCAGTCGTAATACGATCAATATCTGAATCAGATAATTTGAAAGGATTAATACTGCGTGCAGTTGTCATCCCTGAATTATTTTGCTTCATTAACTCAGTTATTTTATCAATGGCAGGCTTTGGTAACATACCTGAGCCACCATCTGCGACCAGCTCAATTTGATCATCAAACATAATTTCATCGACAAAGCCTAATTCTTTAGCTTGGTCTGCATTCAAATACGTTTCTGAATCCATCTTGGCCTGTAGATCTTCCATCGATAAGCCAGTTTTAAGATGATAAGCATTCGCAATCGCTTCGCTGGACTGCTTTAAAATTTCAGACAACTTAGCCTGATCACGGTAATCACCACGCAATCCACCAGCTACATTGTGAATCATAATTTGGCCGACTGGACTAATCCGTGTGGGATTACCAGCCATGGCGATCAATGACGCTGAACTTGCGGCCATCCCAACAATGTTAACCATAACTTTTCCTTGATAAGCCATCAACGCAGTATAAATTTCAGTTCCAGCGTCCATTAAACCACCACCAGAATTAATATCAACTTCAACAGTTGAGCCATCATCTGGTAATGCATCAATGACATCCTTAGGAGCAGTACTGTCCATTTCCAACATGTCATAAATCCACTTGTCATCGTTACTAATAATCGGACCCTTAACGTTAATCTTCTTCATTATTCTCACCACCTTTCATTGTATAATTCTTGGTCATCACTATCTGGTCACCGTCTTCACGTGGTGGCAACCCAACTGCTGACCGAACCTCGTTTTGAGTAACCATACCTGACGAGCCAAGCTTGTCGATTTGTTCTGCTAGTTCAATTAGTGTTGGTCGATTAATACCAATTACTTCAACTTGTTTGCCATTCTTTAAGTAATCTCGCTGGCTGAATGACTTAGCATTAAGCTCCGACTGAATCTTATTTAATAGTGCACTCAAACACTGCTTGTTGAATAATTCTTGGTTATCGCTACTTTCGGCAGTTTCACCGTGTATCAGCGCCGGTGGCACTCCCACCAGCCGTGCAACGTGATCGATGAATGCCATTAGCACGCTGTTGCTTTCATCAAATGTCTGGTTCTTACCCACACCGTTTGACACTTCGTTATACTCAAAACCATTAGTGATTGGTACCAGCGCAACGGAGTTCTTGCTGAAAGATTGGAAAATCTTGTCAATAAACATCTGCAGTTTGTTCGCTTTACCGTCATTAACACCAGCCGTCATATCAGCCTTAACAGTCGCGCGAATCTGATTATTACGCAATTCTAGCTCATACATCCGCCCAAACAACTCGCCATAGTCTCCCCACAAACCAGTCAGATAGTGTTCTAGCTGGTCATTGGAGTATCTTAAGTAAATAACATCAGACATCGGGAAGGAACGCTTAAACGTGTATTCTTTGACTGTGACGTTGTCGAAAGCGTCTTCATACACAGCAAACTCGTGACGACTAAAATCATCCGCAATTAATAAATCGCCATCGTCGTCTTGAATCACTAGCACCTCGTTGTAATAAATCAATTGGTAGATAAAATGCTGCCAAAAATCACTAGCCGATTCGTCAGTATTTGGTCGGACATTGAGCTTGTAATACATCGCATCCTTAACAGGTAACCCCTTGTTCATCACACGAAACTCCGACTGGCTAACTGCCCGGCCCACGTAATTAATCACGGTGTCAATCGCCATGCGTTTTAAGTAGGCTCGTTTTTTAATGTCTTGAAACAAATCAAGATCATAAATAAAGCTGGAATCTTTCCGCCGCGTAAATAGGTCAAAGAAGCTATTAATTACACTCATATATTCACCTCCTTTCCGTTAGAAATCAATGTCTGCCAACATATCTAGCGATTCATTTACCGAGTAGTCGGGTAACTGGTCAACCAGATATTGGCCATATTCAAACGCTTTGAAGCCATCAGTTTTTCGCCGAATTTCTTCTTTCTTGCCGTATCGTTTGTTACCGTGGCTATCGGTCGAAACCAGCACGTTCTGTGTGTTCCATCGCAATAACGGGTTGTCACCCCAGATATATTGATGATTGGCAAACCCTGTCTCAATCCTCGGGGCTAGTAATCCATCAATCGCAGTTGGATTCCGAATCACGACCACCTCAAAGCCTGCATCTTCAAAGAACTTACGAAGTAAATCCGCCCGGAAATTATCCATGACAACTTTCTTAATGATAAAACGCTTTCGCTGTTCCAAGAACCAGTCAACTACCGCTTGCGGGTCAATTGTTGGTGTGTCCACCACGGTCAGTAGTCCGCGTTCTTCCCATTCAGCAATAGGAGGAGCAGACTGGGGGCGGTCTTGTGGTTTAGCTGAATACGCATAGAACTTATCGACAAATTGACGGCGGGCAAATTGATGGCTGATAAAGTACTGCTTGCCTTCTCGTTTGATGGTCAACCCGTCTGCAGTAAAGTCGCGAATAGATGCAAAATCCACCGATCCAATCGCTTCCATGCCTTGCAAGTCGTCCAGTAGAATCGGACGGTTAGTCGCTTTGATTTGCTCATAAGGGGCAACCGACTTTTCTAGGTCTTCAACCTGGTAGTTCATGCGCTTAATAACGAACTCATCATAACCGGACGGGTCTAGTTCCAGGTCGTTATAGTCGTCCATAGTCTCCTGGTAAACGTCTTTGGCGTAACCATTCATCGGCTTAGAAAATGATGGGTTAGCAAGCTCCCAGTTGGCTGGGTCGTCCATCTCTTTCAAGTTGTCCAACTCGCAAACAAATGGAAACATCGATTCAATGGGGGCCTTACCGTTTAAAATTGCATCAGCTTTCGCTAGTTCTTTGTCTAAGTAGCCATCGCGCACGTAGCCTTTGGACCCAATCTCGAAAACTCGTGAGTCTCGAACTTTCCCCAGTCCTGAGATATGGACTTTTACATTTTGGTTATTCTGATAGGCATGAATTTCATCGAAAATAACGAAACCATCACGCAAGCCATCTTTAGTATTCCCGTTAGAAGTCCGGTATCGTAACGTCGAGTTGGTAGACTTCGAATGAACTTGCGAATTAGTCGCATAAAATTCGCCTTTCAACTCACTATGCAAGTCGACCGCATCGTGAATCTCATCAACTGATGTTTTGGCCTGTTCTTCACTATTGGCGATAATGGAACCATTATAATTGCGGACTCCATGAAGTCGTGATAAAAGAAAAGATGAAATCACCGATACCCAGCCGTTCTTACCAGCCCCACGTCCAACGACTACCATGAACTTCCGAATTGCTCGCCGCTCAGTGGTGTGATCATATAAAAAAACGAACGCGGTTAAGAACTTCTCCCAGGGTGTAAATGGGAAAAACCACTTATCAGCGAACGTTAAACAGTCCTCGATTTTTTCTTCATCAAAATAATAATTTTCGTTAGTTAGAACGGTCTTTTCTATTAATTCCACGAGTTTTATTCGCCGTTTATTCAATCTGATAGAGCCGTCTTTATAGGCCTGTAGGTAACTTTCAACATACTTCTGTTGAATCATACCAAACCACCCTTTTCATCGCTAGTAGTGGCTGTGTTAGACACTTTAGGGGTGGCTTTAACGGGTTTAAAGTCCTTTTCAAGCGTTATTAGCGCGGAATTAATACGATTTTTTTCGGAAACAGCTGGATTTGTTTTCCAGTATATCTGTTTACCATTCTCGATTTTGACCATCACGCCATGCTGTTGTATGCTTTCATCAAGCTGATAAAAAGCGTCCAAAAGACTGATATATCGGTCAACCTTCTCTTTCTCAACAGCTGATTTTTTATCGATTCGTTGCATCAATTCCCTTCTTATTTTACGGTGGTCCAAACCCCCACCCCCCCTTCCTGAATGATTAAAAAAAGCAATATTTTTCCGGAGTCGAGTCCTACCCACCGGTTCCCAGTTTTCTATTTTTCGCCAATTTTTTTGACCCCGGGGGCCTCTGTAAATTTAGAAATAAATGCTTTCCAGTCAAAAAAGATTGCTTTATTAATGTAGTAATAGCCAGTAAATTCTTTTGCATTATTCATCCGTTTACAGTAATTCTTTGCCCGCCGTTCACTAAAATAAACGCGATGCGCAAATAATACATTCGCTTGTTGGTCACGCATGACTACGTAGACCACGACTTGCTTAGTGTTATCGGTTCTTGATCGCATTATTCATCACTCCTTGTCTATTGATAGAACACTTTACCAGTCTGTTGATTGATAAAGACCACATGTTGAATTGGCTTATAGTCACGCTCCGATAACAAGATGATAGTTGCAGTCATCATGCTAACTCCTGACTCATCAATATGTGTAGCCGTTACAAACTGATAACTACACGACACTACCTGAGCCTGCTCACCATCAACATAGATCTCAGGTATCTTTTGCCCGTTGCTTATTGACCAAGTTATATTATGTTCCACCATTAATCCCACCTCTCATCTTTTGACCATTGGTTCTCTTTACGCTCATGCTTGCTTCGATAGTTCATCCGATGATGTCGTTTGTTGTGACAGTCCTTGCACAGTGTCCGTAGGTTAGTCGGCTCGGTTCGCAACTCCGGATAGTCAGCCAACTCTTTGATGTGGTCAACTTCCAGTACAACCGGACGACCATGGCTATCAACGTCGCCATATCGTGTGACCTTACCATCACGCTTACACCACTGACATTCATAATGGTCACGCTTTAGGATAGCTGCTCGCAGATGCTCCCACTCAACCGAACCATAGAATGCGTGGCATTGTTCATTTGTCCAGTGCATGACGTAACTTACAAGTTGCCTTGGATGTGTCAATATTCAGATCAATGACCAGCTCTTGCTTGGTAAGATGCTTAGGCTCAATCCCATTCATAACATTGCCCAAGCCACTATAGATATCATGCAATGAATAACCTTGTTTGACTAAGCCATAGCAAGTCTCATTGATAGCTTGTGTTGCATTGAACTCCGGTTGTTCCATTCGTATTACCTCCAATATTTTTGTGTATAAGAAAACGCCATACCGTTTGGCATGACGCTTATTATCTATTAATCAATATCATGATCTTCTAGTTCATTGTTCATATACTTATCGCATTCTTTTAGCTCACTTTTTAAACTTTTAAGACATTTTAATAAGGAGTGCTGTGTGAAATAACGATTCATATCAGAATTTGCCTGAATACTGATAGTGGATTGTCTTGAAAGCTTATCAAAAAGACTGTTAATTTTATAATAAGCCTCTTCATCATACCTAATTTTATATCTTCTTATTCTCTGTAAGCAATTGATAAGGTTAACGATTACATGTTGTAACGTACTTAGATTTAATTTGTGGGTTGATATTGCTTTATCAAATGTAGTATTAAAGTTAATTAACATATTGTTTAATTCAAGAGTATGCGTATCACCATCAACTTGCGACAAGAGAAACGAACTGTTTTCAAAGTTCAAATCAGTCGCTGTAATAATTTCTTGTTTCAATAACTTTTCACTTTTACGAACTTCCGCTAACGTAGCCCTCATGTCCCTTAACACTTCATTATTTTCTTCAATTTTAAAATCCTGCTTAAAATCGTGTTTAAAATCATCTTCCATTTTTTGTATTTGCTTATCAGAAAATCGTCGTTGCATGAATGAAAATATAGTAAAAGCAAGCCCAAGAACTGCAAGGATAGTTCCAATAATTGCAATATATATTTGGTTCTGGTTATTCAACTCATCCAATAAATTCTGAATAACTTCTGATTTACTCATGAATAATTCCTCCAAAATATTAATTACTTAATATCATAACAGAAAAGCCGCCGCAAAATCGCAACGACTTTCTCTTTGGAACTATTCGATAATACAAATATACACCCATTTACTCGGCATGTAAGTGACATTCAGGGGACATTTTAGTGACATCTAGGGGACATTCAGGGGACATGGTTCATAGGGTGTCACAATTTCTGGGTATCTTAGCATGCTTAACCCCATCACCGTACAATCGTTTGACCTGACGGAACGAATAACTCATCTGTAACGCAATCGTATCCAGCTGAATATCTTCAATAAAATACTGTTCTAAAATAGAAGCTTCTAACGAATTAGTTAATTCATCAAGGCAATCAGTTATCTCGGCTTTGATTGGACGGCTTTTCTTGATCAGCCGATTAATCCGTCCCTCAATCTCTTCTCGCTGAATTAAATCGTCAGCTAGCTCTCGCCGCTTACCACCACCTGGTTGTCCAGTCATACTAGGTGAATGCGTTGACTCAATACGATCATCAATGACAAACAGCTTAGTTTCAAGCCGTTTAATTTGTCTAAAGTAAGGTCGGTAACGCCTTAAGAACTTCTTGTTAGTTTCAAAATCACCCACCACTTCCCACCTCAACTTCGAATAATTAAATTGCCGTGTCGGTACTCCGTCACCCGCCGATTTAGCCAACTGTATTTCTTATGCAGTTGCTTTAAGGTTTGGTTCTTCTCCTCTGTTGTATGCGAGCTTTTGGTTGCGTATGCTTCAATTAAATTGTATTGTCGCAACGAAACTGCTAAATAGCCACTCTTCATTGTTGCCTTAGTCATCTTCCAAATAGGTGCCATTTCTTTAGAGCTGGCATCAATAATGCCATTTTTATGGCGGTCTTCGACCTCACATACAAGGCTGTTTAGCTTCTCATGATCTATACGCTTTTCCATTATATTTTCTCGCCCTCATTCTAGCTATCGCATAATTTTTGCCTGCAATCATCATGGTGGCATTATTTATTATTGTCAAAATACATGCTCTATTGTAAGATTTGGATTGCTTTTGCGTATTCGGTATCAGTCATGTTTTCCCTCCACCACATACCCATCTAGCCATGCACGGGCAAACGTATCAGAATGTGCTATGATCCATTTACCAACACCAGATTTCCATATATACCCAGAAAAAGCATCATCAAACGCCATTCCTAAATTGTAATCCCATTCTTTATCCTGTTTAATCAAACAAGCAACATTTTCTGGGATCACTGGCAACTCGGCATACGTCTTCTTGAATACGTCATCTGCAATCACTTCAATCTCATCTGCTTCTTTAACAATCCAATCGCTAACCTCAAGAACAACTCCCGTATCATCATCTGAATCTTGACAAACGTCGTCAACTAGCATTGAATAATAAACGGGTTTTCCTGTAATTGCGTCAATGATGCCACTTGGGATAACACTATATCCAAATACTAGTTTTTGACTGCCATCAAACTGTTCTGCCTCAAGTGGTTGTTTACGATAAAATTTCATTTGTCTTCCTCCAGCAGTTCCGGGTTCTCGTGCACGTTTCCAATAACTTCAAATTGATTACTCCAATAGTCATGCAGACATGGTTCAATAAAATGTGCCTTTAATGATTTCAAAAACATACCGGGTGTCCCGAACAAGTCTTCTGAAACGATTTCATTAACTTTTGGCTCCATTTTTAATTCACTCATATTAGACCACACATTTACAATATCACCTACATAGATATCCTTACCGTTTACGTCTTTTAGACCGGTAAACTGTAATAATTCAACATCATCATTCTTAATGTCCCAAGTTTCGTTTTTCCCATTTACGATAACGTTGACAGAGCTGGGTGTTCCTTGTGTGTCGCCATTTTGTATTGCTGAGACATAATCAGCCATCATCTTCCTGTAACCGTTCCACGCTCTAAACTTGATTATCGTCGTCATCTCCATTATCCGTTAACATTCTCAAATAACCGGTTAGTGCTGCTAATCCGTTTTTCGTAAACAACATGCTTACCACTTGATCATTTTTTCTAATAAACTTTTTGATTGCCGTAACCGTATATGTCCCGTCATGATTATTCTGAATCCCCAATGTGCTTTCTAAAACTTTAGGTTCTGTAACTGCTACTTGTTCATACTGCATTTTCATTCCTCCGTAATAATTAGAATCCATATCCAACCAGTCCTTCATTAATAATCTTCAACGCATCTTCCGGACTACGTGCAATCCCGTGAATTGTGTGTTGTTTCATCAAAAATTTATGAAATTTAATCTGATCAGCCCGTGGTCGTCCGGTTTCGTTTTTACATTCAATGAAGAATATCGAACCATCCGAATGTCGGAACCCAAATAAATCTGGGAATCCTTGGGGCAGTCCAGTATCAAACCACCGACCATTCTTCATCTCAACTTTACCGACGTTTGCGCGAAAAATCGTACATTTATTTTTAGATACCGCCACCCGAATTTGATTTTGTATTTCTTGCTCTCGCATTGTGTCACCTCAATTAGTGACTACACTTCAACTAACCGAATACGTCTTATCCCTTATGTCCCAACGAGTTAACCGAGGTGTAGTCATGTAGTCACTTGTTTTCAACTTTTCCAACACACACCGTCGTGTACCCCTATTCCCTATACCCTATATAAAATAATATATATATATAAATATATATAAGTAGAGTATACATATTAATGTATACGTTGGGGCCGTAGTGCCCAGGCGTAGTCTCTATACTTGCTACACTATGACTACTCTGACTTCACTCGGGTGTATCCACGTTTTGGAACACCCTTAATCCGTCGTTGTGTCGCGTGCCATTCCTTTTTATTGTCCATGACGTACTTAATTTTATTGGCTAATTTTCGATTCTTAACGATATCCGGAACTCCCATCTTGAATGCAATCTCGGAACTCGTAACGAAATCACCCTTGATTTGAGCTAGTGATTGTTCGATAGCATCTTCTTCGGCGTCAATGTACATGAACTGCTCACGATTGTCTGCCATCATCTGCTCCTGATCCTGCGTTAATCCGAATCGAAAGCCGTCGCGATAGTAACTTGCGAACTCACCCCATAACTGATCAATCGTTCCCTGCGGCAAGTCAGTAATCGGTGACTTCTTCTGTAGTGCTGAATTGACCATCACCGGCATAAAACGCCGCTCACCGGTTTTATCCTTCAAGTAAGTCACTTCATTAGTCGTCCGTGCCATCACAAAGTTTTTATATCGCCGGACGGTATAGCGCCCGTATGCTGGCCGGTATTCAACAATTTCAGCTGAGATAAACTTTTTCAAGATTTCAAAGCTACTATGACTAGTCGCGGTCATTTCATCATCGTTCACGATCCAAGCCCGCATCATATTGCCATAGTTGTCTTTGTTTTCAAAGTCAGTGAATTGGTCGGTATACCAGCCATTTGACATACGCTTAAGCAAGGTGGTCTTACCAGTTCCTTGACCACCCACTAAATCCAAAACAAAATCAAATTTAGTTTCTGGCTTGAATACTTTGGCTACTGCGCCGACAAAGAATAGCTTGGTCTGTAATGTTGTCACTGGTGATTTTTCAACGCCGAGATAGACCGGCAAGAAGTCAGCCACCCTAGTAACGCCGTCCCATTTTTTGTAACATTCGTTCAGATAATTAATAACTGGATTGAATACGTTACGTCGTGACACTTCGGTAACTGCCGCATCAATTAACTTTGGCGTAAACATGACTTTATACTTGCGTTCGATGTACCGTTGTACTGCTGGTGTGAACTCATCTTGCAGTGGTCCATGTTCCAACATTAGCTCGGCTGAATCTTCCATGAACTCAGTTTCGTAACTAAATTCGTTATACGCGAACTTGCCTTTAAGCAGTGGATCGTGCTCTAATATCAGACAAACATTTTCAAGTGAATTTGCTTTAATACCGCCCTTAGCCGTTTCCATAAAATTAATTCGATTTTTAAGCAGTACAACTTTCTGCTGTTCCTCTAACTTGCGTAGCTTGTCCGCTTCTTCCTCTGCGCTCACTGGTTAGCCTCCCTTCGTCTAATTTCTTTCTTAATCATCGACTCAATCGTTGTCTTGGCTTCTCGCTGAGTCAGTGAATCGTCTGTATTTGCATTTGCCAGTAAGCCTAGCTGGATAACTGCTCGTGGATCAACACCCCGGAATAATAATCCACCGGCGAAACTTGCCAATGCATTATTACGGCCACCGGTTGCACCCAAACCGTCGACAATGGTTTCAAACAACGTGGCTGTTCCTGACTTCTCAGTGTAATCAATGTTCAGGTCTGTGAACACGTCGACAGTATCGTCACGGTTCGCATTAATTGCTTGAACCAGTTCACGTGGGGCCGTCACGATTGGATTGTGATTCTCCCACTGATACAGCTTGCCGTTTCGTTCCGATGGTGCCACCATCACGTAATTGTTGACGTGAGCTTTGATATCGACCCCTGGCAACCAACCGATGCGTTGCTGTATCGCGCAATCATCTCGTTTTAAATAAAATAGTTGTCGGCCACCACCCGCAGTAGCCTGAGATAATGTATCACGCAAGTATTCGGGATTAGGATAATCAGCAATTGATTTAAAACCGTCCACACCGCCGGGATGCTCGTCAATGTCAATCACAAAAAAATTAGTTGTCCGTAACGCTAATTGTGCGTACGGGTGTGATCGCCAATAGCTTTGAATCTGATCAATGGTCAAGGCGGGCTGGTCAGCGAACTTAATCATCGGTTTCTTGCCAATCATTGGCAGGACGCTGAACCCCGCTTGGGCGTATCTAACTGCATAATTAACTAAATTACGCATGACCGGCCTCCTTCTGTAAATTAACGGGCATCACACCCGAACGGTGGTCTAATGGCACTGCAGTATTTATTCGTTAGTCTTTCAATGCTTGCTCAATCTGCCACCACGTTGCCGCGTATGGTGCGAATTTATCACGCGCCATGTTTAATTCATCCAACATTTTCGTAGTTGTGAATGACTGAGCCTTGGCCACTTCATCAAAACTGTAACCCTCCGAAATCATAACCAGTGCTTTACGTGGATTGAACTTCGATTTTGGCTTGTAGTCATAATTCTCATTCATCAAGAACCGGTCAACAATATCGGCAGTAATCGTTTCAGCAGTTGTCACCGTGTTATCTACTCCCTCTAGTTCAAGATGAGTGTCATCCGTTTGATGTTCTTCCCAAACACCCTCATTATTACGGGAGTAGTAGTACATGGATTGGCCAGTCTCCGCATCGGTGATTTTGTCGTAATGGATTCGTGCGGATTCGATGGTAATGTTGACTACTTCATCGCTTTTCAGTTCACGTAACTTATCCAATAGGTTATCTAACCCGCCTCCACCAACCTTTAACGTAATGGCCGTGTTGTCTTTGTTGTCATTCTTGAATGAATCAATACCCGCATAAAAATTTAAGCTCATTTAGTCGTCCTCCTTAGAACGGTGCTTCATCTGTTGGGTCTGCTGGTGCGTCTGCATCTGTTGGCATTGGCGCGCCACCTAAGTCGCCAGGTAAGTCTGCATCTGTGATATCTGCAGTTTCAGGCTGTTCAGTTGCATCTAAGTCATATTCAACGTACGGGTTGTCGGGATCCTTCTTGTTTGGACGATGTTTAACGTGTAAAATCACCGACTTACCTTTTTCTGGTGCTAACACATTAGCCAGCATTTCGTGTGTGTCAGTTTCATTTTCACTAGCAAAGTATTCTGGCTTCATCTCAACGCCTAACAGTGAACCTAACTTGATAACAAACTTAATACTCCGGCTAAGAATGAAATCCGGAATTGCCTTACCAGCCTTACTCTTAGTGGCAAAACTAATGCGGTCGTACTCTTTTTCGCCAGCGTGGTCACCGTCTAAAACCGTGAACACGACCTGTAAGCAATCCCAACCTGAATCGAATGATCGATGTTCGATGCTTTCCACAGCGGTTAGGTAGTCTCCATCTGGTAACCCTGTACTACCTGCGTTAACTGAATCATTCTTTGGATCAAAGTTATCTAAAGTGTTTGCTGCAATATCTAATAAACTCATTTTTACTTACCTGCTTTCGTTGTTTGTACTTCCGGTGCTAATGCATTCGGAATAGCTTTCAGAATACTGAGAATCTTTGAATCATTAATTTCACTGGCTTTATACCGGCGACGAATTTCTGTCACGTTTCGTAAATAGTTCTTGCCAACGTGTTGAGTATGGATAACCAAATCACAATTCCCGTTGACCACGTTGTAAAACTTAGTTTTGAGTGACGGAACTGTCTTGGTATTACCATCATCATCTGTAAAGTCATTCTCACGACTAATGTAAACGACGTTGATTGGTAATGCCTTGAGATCCATTACCAGACTTTGAAGCACAGTATTGAACAACGCATATCCTCGGCCATACCCCATGTCTGCTAACGATTCAACCCCTGCTTTTAGGCAAATTGCCTGTTCAATCAGCTGGCAAACATCATCGATAACATCTAGCGTCACCGTCTCGTACGTGTTTTGGGTAGTTCCTAACTCCAAAATCACTTCTTGAAGCTGGTCAATGACACTACTCTTTAAACTGCCATCAGGGTTGCGCACGTTTCTTAGCTGAATGCTTGGTCGTGTTCCCATGGCGCTATTTCCATCAGTATTCAAAACTAATACATTTGGGAAATGTTCAGCTAGGTAACTCTTACCGCTCATCGTGGCGCCCCAGATAAAGAAATTCCGTGGTGTGCCGGCTGGTTTATGCGGTTCATTCTTTGGTAAAATACTCACTTTCTAATCAATCCTTTCATCTTGGCTTGGAAGTAAGACCAACCGGGCTTATATCCGTGCAACTTGGCGTATGCCTTAATCTCCGCGTACGTGGTTAACTCACCCGGCGACTTATCGGCTACTGCTTTAGCAGCATTGTTTTCTGCAATCTCTTTCGCTAATGCCAACCGCTTGTTAGCTTCAATCTTTTTGAGCTTGATAGATTCGTCGGTCTCAATAATTTTTTCTTCGCCCAGCTCCGCGCCACAAAACGGACAGGTCTTACCTTTGCGATAGAACGTCGCGAAGCACTCCGGACAAACGGACACTGATTTAATCGGGCTACCGTTACTACTTTTCGAATGCTTATCACGTCCGCTTAGAATCCATTGCCGGTCAATGGTTGGTAATCCAAACCGTTCAACGTTGTTAACGTGGTCAATAATGATGGCCCGCTTACCTTCACGCGGATTCATTGACCGCATGGCAAACTGTAAATAAAGTGATAGCGACTGAGTTGGCCGCAACATGATCACACAATCAACATTGGGTAGGTCTAACCCTTCTGTGAACAATTCCGCATTGGTGACCACCTGAATCTTACCGGCGCGATAATCCGCTACAATTCGCTTACGTGCCGCTCTATCCGTCTTTCCGGACACTGCGCGCGCCGTTATGCCCGCTTGGTTGAATGCCTCCGCTAACCGTTCGGCACTCGCCACATTGTACGCATAAGCAATAGCTTGCTTACCTGGTGCTAGTTTCAAATAATGTCGGACTGCGTTGCCGTAGATTTTCGGCTTAACCGCCTGATCAATACTCTTTTCGTCGAACTCGCCATTGCGTTTGGTCTTAAGTTGGGTCACGTCAATTTCCGACGGCGCGTAATAGTCAACTGGTGCTAGGAATCCTTGGTTGATTAATTCACTAATAGGCTTACCCATAATTAGGTCATCCGCAATCACATTTAAACCTTTACCATCCATTCGCCACGGTGTCGCAGTGAACAACAATTTGAGCGCGTCAGGGAACGCTTGAATTATTCTCTGGTAGGACTTCGACAGTGCATGATGAGCTTCATCAATCATGATGATGGCTGGTTTGGTTAACTCATCGATGTGTCGGGTAATGGTCTGAACCATACCCATCTTGCAAAGTGACATGTTAACGTCATCACTTTTAAACGTGTTCTCGGCCTGCTCTAGAATTTCACGGCGATTAACGATAAATAGTACCCGGTTACCTTTAGCCGTTGCCCTGCGTGCAATATCGGCCATGATTACCGTCTTTCCAGTTCTAGGGCGGGGACTGTACTACGATGGATTTGTGTCCATGAATGGTTGAATCGTAGACCGCATCGACCGACTCCTGCTGGTAGTCACGTAGTTGAAACATCCCTAACCACCTCTTTCAACACTGTGTGTTGCATTATTTAATAACTGCCTTCCGATTCGGTTCCAGATGAGCACCGGGCACGTTCTTGCCAGCTGATAATGCTTTGTAGATTGCCGTTTTGTCTGGCTGGTATTCATGAACTTCTTTAACATAGTCAGCAGTAAGTTTATCCGGTTCACTCACCACCGTGGACGCACGGTAGTTTCGGACTGAAACCAAGTGTTGGTCCGTGGTTAATTTCTTAATTTCGGCTTGATCAAGCGTGTCCGCTAGATAATGGTTCAGCCGATCATTAAGGCTTTTCAACCGTTGCTTTTCCTCCCGTAGTGATTTCATTCGCTTGTCCAAGAAATCAATATCTGCCGCATTCTCATCTATCCAGCTTGCAATGTTATCGACCTTCACGTTCATCGAGTCAGTTAACGCATCGAGCGTATCAGCAATGGTGTCTGGGTTCAGGTCATCACGGTTGGTTAAGTCGCGATAGTTGGTCGCCATTTCGTATAAGTTCATAATTTAACGCCTCGAATAATTAGCTCAGTAGCTACTAGCTGCTCTTCATAGTGATCGGTTGCTTCATAAAGTCCTTCTAGCGATGATTCGGAAGATGAAAGAGCCACACCATCAGGCAACTGGGTAAGCTGATACTTACTTTCACGGCTTGCAGTAACCATATATGTGTAATCACCGTCATTAAAAACTTGTCCGAGTTTGTACTCTAAAACTTGCTCATGTTTATCACGAATATCAGTAATCTTCATGCTCCATCATCTCCATCGATAATTAATTCAGCATCAACAATCCGTTCTCCATAGTGATCAGTTTTTTCGTAAAGTTCTTCAAGTGAAGGTCTAGTGTACGAAATTCCTTTACCATCTGATAATCGAATCAGTTGAAACTCGTTTGGACCGATTTCACTGACCATATACGTATAATGTCCATCATTCAGGACTTGGCCTGACTTGTACTCCGTTGCTATACACGTGTTGCGTTTATCAGTAATCTTCATTCTTCATCATCCTTCCAGCCTTCAAATTGTTCTTCCTGATCAATTAGCCATTCATCATATCCTGGAATCACTTTATTCACGCACCTTTTCTTGAACACCAATTTTATCTAATACCGCTTCAGGGCTTAGTACACCCATTAACCATGCTAGAAACTGAGTTGAGTCTTCATAGAAGTACCGATATCCAAGACATTCGCAGTAAGCCATTCCTGGACTAATTGTTTTCTGGTTGAATGTCCGCATGGTCTTCACCTCGCAAATGATCCATTGCTGATTGCCGTGCCAAGTGCTTGTAAAGTTGCCATTGCTTGAACCGATAAGTAGCTAAACATACATACCCAACTGGCGTCTTCATTAGCTTTCGATACCAATGCTTTGCTTGTGTTTTGTAATTATTCATGAGTAAATATCCCTTTCAGTTGTTGCCATAGGTTCTTCCGTGATGTACCATAAACCTGTAAAATTATTTGGTTATTTTTTAATTTTGTCCCTGTTACTGGTTGCACCCGGTTACGGGGATTTTGTTTTGCTCGCCATTCTTCAAACGGCTTATAGCTACCCTTCCTCATTTGCATCTTCCTCACCATCATTCACAAAGTATTTACCGTAATATTTCAAGAACCAGGCTTTTTTCGCCTCTAAAGACTTCATTTCGGATGTTTTTGACTCGATTTGCTGATTGAGCGAACCTACTACAGTGTCTCGATCAAAGTCCGCTTCGTACTTATTTGATGGTAGTAACTCGAAGTCATCACTTTTTGAATTGATATTCACAAAATCAATGGTTGCACCACTGAAACTATCTTTAAAATAAGCAACTTGAATAGTCGGCAATTCTTTAAAGTTATAAAACCCAAGAATCACACCAGTGTAAATTTCCGATGAATTGTACCGTTTGTCCAACAACCGAACATTGTCACCAACTTTGAAGGTATCAATCCGCTTAGCAGTGTCCATGTCAACCTCAAATTTAACGCCATTAATTTCTACTGTTTCTTTACTCATTTTCGTTTTCTCCTTTAAATTCCAAACCAACCAATAATTTCATGCCGCTTAAACCATAATGCTGTTAGCGCCCATGTAATCAGTGCTACTTCAATCATTATTAATTACCTCCGATAAATGGCCCCTCGCATAGACTATTTATAATTCATGATCTTCGTAATACTCATCAGCAGACTTCTTAGAAATCCGCTGAGTTCCGTCAATAATGGAAACTTTTAGCCCGTCGACAATGAACTTATCTAAAGTCTTGTCACTAACATTCATGTAAATCTGAGCCTCCTGTTTCTTCATCCAATAAGGTAATGCTTCGCGTTTAGCTATTTGCTTGAACACATCCGTAATTAGACGAGTAAGTTCTTGCTTGATTGGTGCTAAGGACTCACTTGGTAAATTCAATGTGACACCGTCCATTACTGATCACCTTCCTCCTCATCAACAAGCAGTACCTCCTTCAAAGTAATATTTCTACAGTCTGCAAAGTCTTAATGAGAAATCTTTACTTTAAGGCTATTAATTGCCTCTTCCACTCTCTTTTTTCTTTCATCCGTCAGCGGAGTTCTTAACCAAACAGATAATCTCCCATCGCTTATACCGATTTGGTTCGCAACTTCCCAGTGAAGTAATCGATAATGTTTAATTTTTTCTCTAATATCCTTATTATTCATAATTTTTCACTCCTTATGTTTTTATAGAATACAAACGTCTGAACATTCTTCATTGCATAACATAGAAACTGTTCAACAATTCTTCTCATTGGGATTCCGGTTTCTTCTTTGATTTCACGAATAGAATCAAGAATTGAGACATCAACGAAAATTGGCTTGGTTCCATTATTGCCATTAAGATGTTGTTTTCTTAGAACTAATTTTTCCGTCATCTCTTATTCATCTCCTTCATGCGGTCGAATTTTAAAAGTCTCGATAATCTTCAAAACTAGCTCGTTCGCCGCTGCAGACTTCCTGGTTCCGGCCAATACTTGCGTCATGTACATCTTTCCTACACCAAATGTAGCGGCCAAGCTTGTAATGCTAATTTCACGATCATCAATATACTTCTTGATAAGTTCCCGTCCAGCTAATGTTGTTGGCATTTAATTCACTTCCTTTCATTTATGTATGTAAGCCAATTTGATAACCAATCAAAAATAGTTTTAATTATTGTTGATTATTTTACGCAAATGTTTTAATATTAAGGCATAGCTAAATAAGCCTATTTAAAGCCATTGCAAGACTATAAGACGTTGGGAAACGCTAAAAATCAGTCAAGTTAATGTTCTTTAATATTGCGCGTTTGGTTATTCAATTAGCTTACAAAAGTAATGTTAAAACATTTGCATAATTTTGTCAAATAGTTTTATGCATTTATTTTAATATTTGCTTTTGAGAACGTGAGGAATACTATTATGGCACTGTTTGATCGCATTAAATTTCTTGCAAACAAACAAGGAAAATCTGTTAATGACGTTGAATCGGAACTGGGATACTCAAAAAACACATTGTATCGTTTGAAGAAAACCAATCCGAGTGCAAAAAAGCTTGAAGAAATTGCAGATTACTTTGACGTCTCCACTGATTACCTGCTCGGCCGTGAGTCAAAAGCTCCCACCTGGGCAACTGAGGACGATAAAATCGACCTTGATGAGTGGCTCAAATCAAATGTACCAATGGGTTTCCAAGGCATGGATATGGACGACGAAACAAAAATTAAGGTACGTGCCTTCTTGGAAGGTGTGTTCTGGGAAGATAAACAAAAGCATCGGAATGACGATAATAAAAAGTAGGTGTTGTTGATGAACAGTTATAAACTGTATCTACAAGTTCATCAATTAGCCGATAAATTAGGAACTTTCGATCCTTTTGTCATTGCAGACAGTTTAGGTTATCGTGTTGAATATGCTAGTTTAGGCAACCTCAAAGGGATATGTACGACCGCAAGCAGCGGTGATGTGTACATTGGCTTGTCAGATGAATTGCAAGAAGTACCAGAAAAATATGTGGTCATGGCTCACGAATTAAAGCATGGATTAGATCACACGTCCTGCGCCGCTCTCTACACCATTGGAAATAATTGGGAAGGCAAAATGGAACGTGAAGCTAATTTATTTGCATGTAGTGAACTTACCGCCCTATACAAAGAACAGTATGGCGACCGACCACAAAGTTTTAATGAAATACAAATGGCCTATGGTCTACCAGATAAATTCTACGAATTGATGTTCTAAACAAAAAATCGCCCCACTGCCGGTAACAGTGAGACGTAGTAACCAATGATATTGATTTACAAATATTATTATATCATTGGAGGAGCATTAGATGTTAGATTTATTAAGCATTGTCATCATACTTGGTTTAGGGGCATTTATTGTTGGTATCATATTGTTTATTATCGATTATGCTAAACAAAATCCTAAAAGGGTAGCTGTGACCGTCATGGTATCGGGGATTGCAGTTTCCGCAATTGCATTTGCTACTTTCGGGGGTATCGTTAGTCATAATGATAAGGTAGCTGAACAGGAAGCCGAAAAGCAAGCATTGATCAGAAAGAAAAAAGAAAAAAGGTTTAAGTCAGCATATTCAGATTTAAAGGTTGAGGCAACCGAGGTTGGAATGTCTTCTGAAAAAATAGGAAATAAATTATCTCAGGTTTGGCACGATGCTATTTGGGAAGATGATGGTGTCAAAATAGATGGTAAGTATTATACAGACTTTAATAAGGCTATTAACAAGCAATATTCAATCTATGTCTCAGATGGTACTATAACTGAGTTAACCAGTGAAGAATCCGCTATGGATAGCTCATATACCACACTCAAAAAGAACAAAACTGCTAAAAACAATTCCAAGTTCAAGCAAGCAACTAAGATACGTTCAGAAGCCAAAAAATTCAGCAATTTAGTAACTGATCCTAATGGTAATTACAGCACATTTACTGACAATATTACCGAAGTGGATAACGCGCTAAGCTCAGATGTAGAAGATTAAACAAACAAAAACCATATCCCCTCAACCGACCAAGGTTTGGGATATGGATTATGCGAGCGTAGTTCAACGGTAGAACAAAGCCCAAGTCTTGAAGCCCATTCTTTCTTAGGCTGATATGCAGGTTCGACTCCTGCCGCTCGCGTAAAAAACCGAAAGAAGGCATACTTATGAACAAAGATATTTCGAAATACGAACTAATAGAAAATATTGCTAGTGACTTAACAACCTTTGTAAGATCGAACGCCATTCTCCATCTATCAAAGGATAGCTATTCTAGCAATGAATATAATCGTATGTTAGAAGGACTGAAACATGACTTAATTATGCGCCTGGAACAAAAATAGCTGCTTGTTCACCTCTCAAATCCAATGTTAAAGCTGTGCGACAAATATTTTGTCTCAGCCTTACTTCTAATAGTTTCCATCTCACATACTTGCACTATTGATTACCCAATGGAGGCCACATTCATGGAAAAGATTATCACAATAGAATTGACTTTAAACAGAACAATCAGGAAAACTTATCCAGACCGTAGTTTTTGGAAATATATTATTTATGAAGACCCAGCACAAGCAAATTCTTACAGAGCCCACTTATCATTTCATAGTATTAATGGAAATAATCAAATTAATCATTATGAAGTCATTTTTAATAAAGATTCCAACTTATCTGAGTTATTCAAAATTGATGAAAATTATTTCAGGCTAAAGTTCAAAAAATCCTGATCCTTTAAATAAAAATGATAATGTTTTATTTTGCCTACATGTAAATCCGACATCTGTCACGTGTTTTGCCGTTAGAATACATTGAAGGGGGTCTTAAAAATGAAGAATGGTAACGTAATACTTGTTGCAATCGATAATTCTGCTAGTGCCTTCAAGGTGACCGATTACGCCATAAAAATTGCTAATGCACTCCATAAATCATTGTACTTTATTCATGTTATTAATGAATCAACGCCTAAAATCCAACGTAATCAACAAGATTCCGTGGAAGGGCCAACTATTCAAAGCCTTTCAGAATTTTACCTAAAAGAATGTACAAAAACTGCTATCAATAATGATGTTGACCATGCCTTTCATTCAATAATCTATGGGGTAACCAAAAGAAAATTAGTTGCCATGTCTAACACTAAAAATGTTGCTTTTACAATCATTGGCGCTACAGGATACGATGATCTTTACCATAATAGAATTGGGCATATTGCACAGTATGTCTCATCATGGTCTAAAAGTACGGTTACTATCGTAAGATGATTATTTAACACATTCCTATGTTCAGAATCAACTAAGATCTTACAATCAGTTAATCTGGAATCGTTAAGCCCCCGCACATGTGAGCTACAGAAAAACAAGAGGAAGTGTCGAATTGTCAAATGAAGATTATGGTTTTGTATATGCTTTGGAGAACAAGTCTTTTCCTGGATATATAAAAGTTGGTCAAACTAAAAATTTAAAGCAACGGCTTTTGCAATTTAACAACACGGGTATTCCAGATGGAAAGCCTACTTTACTACTATTTGCTGCCTTTCTAAACAACTATAAGAAAGCAGAACGCATCTTGCATAGATCTTTATCCGACAAACGTGAAAGTAGTTCTAAGGAATTTTTCAAAGCCACATATAACCAAGTAAAAGCCGAATTTGAGCTACTGATTTTTAATGATTCGAATGCTGAATTAATCCGACCAGAAAAGTATAATTCATTAATCACTGGGAAAACATATATTGTATCCAAGCGCCAAATAGGATCAAGGCCAAACAGAACATTCCAATATCTCAGTATCCCCGCTGGCGCGCAACTAACGTTTAAAGAAGACTCAAGTATCAAAGTTACTGTGATTGATAAGAAAAATCATGTTCTATGTCGCTGTGGGAAAGAACATACTTTGTCGAGAGCTGCTATTTGCTGCTATGATTTTTTCCATAATGTCTCTATCGAACAGCAAGGTAAAGACCGGAATGGCTTTGCGTGGTTTAAATACGAAAACACTATCATTTCAGACATCAAGCCAATGGTTAATCAGGAATTAGAGTAGCAAAAAAAGCACATCCCCCAACCGTCCAAAGTTTGGGATGTGCTTGCGTCAGAATACATTAGTTATGTACTCCTTTTATATACTCTATTTTACTGAAAGGTGGTGTTGCGTGCAATATTTTTTCCAATAATTTGGCCCCTCGCATAGTCAATATGGAGGAAAAAATAAAATGAAAATTACACATAAAATGATTGGTAGCAAACGCGTGTATGACGTTCGTGGCTACCTTGGAAAGTATACTGATATTAACGGTAACACCAAAACTAAAACCTATCACCATGGGGGTTTTAGTAGTAGTAAGGCTGCTAAGTTAGCATTTGATCGCGCCAAAGTTGAATTTGATCATCGTAAAAACAATCCGGCTGCTATTATGGATAATCCTACTTTCGATGAAGTTTACGAAGTATGGCTAAAGACTTACAAGCTAGGCGTAAAAGAAAGTACTTTGAATCGCGTTGAGGGCATCTTTAAGCACCATATAACGCCTTCTTTCGGTGGCATGAGGAATTAATACGATTACATGGCAAAAGTGCCAAGAAGAAGCTTTAAAGTGGCGTGAGAGCGTTAAGCAATTCAATAAGCTAGCCCAATATGCAGCACTAGTTTTCCGGACAGCTCAAAAAATGGGTGTTATTACCACCAACCCAATGAAATTAGTTGACGTCCCCAAAATTGCCGTTGATTATTCAAAGGATAAAGCAGCTGATAATTTTTGGACTGCTGAGCAATTGGCTACATTTCTAGCAGTTGTTGATGCTACCGACGGACACAGAACACAACCACGATATGACCGTAGTGCACTGTTTTATTTACTTGCTACCACAGGTATGCGGAAAGGTGAAGCACTTGCGTTAACATGGTCTGATATTGATTTGAAGAATGGGCTGGTAACTATTAATAAAACTATCTCCCGTTCAATTGATAACCACCAGATAATATCAACACCTAAAACTAGAAATGCCTATCGCACACTTTCACTAAATAGCTCAACAATCGACCGGCTTAAAAAGTATCGCAAGTCGTTAGTAGTCATCCCGCGGGCTAAAGATCTTATCTTTACCAACCAGAAAGGCCAAATCATGTCAGTGATGACACCTAACCATTGGCTCGAAGCCTTGATAGGTGAAACAGACTTACCCACAATTACAGTTCACGGGTTACGCCATACGTTCGCATCAATTCAAGTTGCAAATAATATCAACGTCAAAGCACTACAAATGCAAATGGGTCACAGTGATATTAAAATTACGCTCAATATTTATGCTCATTTATCCCAACAGGAACTGTCTGCACAGGTCTACGATATGAGTAAAATACTGGCTCAATAA